ATATTAAAAGGCAACGGATATAGCATAAAGATTTTCACTGATGAAGGTGAGAATACTGTTGATCCGCAAGCCGCTAGACGTTTTTATATTCCTGAACTAGGCAGTATGGTTAATCTAGACGAAACAGATTCAAAGAGAGAACTTCGTGTAAGTATAAATCAAAATACTGATATTAGTAAGTTCAAAGACACATTAGGTTTGCTTAAAAATCTTGCAAATCAAAATGTTATTGAATATACACTAAAAAGTTTTACAAAGGAAATAACACCAAAAGACCAAGATTACCAAGCACAAAAGGTGAGAGATATGAAACAAGATGTATCAGAGGGCATCAGTCCTGCATATGGTAGTAGCAAGAGCAGTTATCAGCAGTTAGAAAATGCCAAACTAATAATTAAACACACAAAACCAGTTAACGAAGAATCACGTGGCAGTAGAAGTAGAAATATTAATGCTATCTATATTGAAAATGCAGACGGTGAACGTTATAGAATGGAAACCAACAACCTAGCAGGCGGTAGAGCTATGTTACGTCATGTTAAAGAAGGCGGTACGCCATATGATGAATTTGGTAAACATATCAGTGAGCAGTGTGTAGAACTTAAAAAACTAAAAGAATTTAAAAAATACAGTCTTCGTAACGGCTTGGTTAACGAAGATACAACTGATATTGTAGAAGCAGTAAGTAACAGAATTAACAGTCTAAGAGAAAAAATGAACAAGCTCAAAGGCAGTAAATGTTATAGAGAAACAAAAGAGAAGTTTGAAGCAAAAGAATCAGTAACTGAAGCAATGGAATCAGACGAAGTTATGGCAATAATGGCTAAACATCCTGAAGAAGTTGCAAAGATGAAACAGATGGGTGACATAGATTCTGGTTCAGACTTATACATGGAATTATACAGTTACTATTCAGATGAAATGCCATATGGAACACAAAAAGCTAGAGATGGCGATCCAGTAGAATGGATCATGAATAAACTAGATGACTTGGATATGTTAGAATCTGCTCAAAACAAACTTCGAACCCAGTTTACAGTACGCACATTTGATGAATCATTAGATGAAGCGTTACCGTATGTAAATGCATTAGTCAAGGAAATGAAATCTCTTCAAGAGGCACACGACCTTGTTAATGATACATTAAAAAGCCTAGCAGATACTATAGAAAAAATGGATAGTGTTGAATTACGCAAAGGCGTTAATGTAAAATCAGATCCTGAGAATCCAATGAACTTGAGCTCATATTCAAACATGCCAACAGAAAGCAAAATTCAAAGTGTGTTGTCATATCTTGGATTGAGTGTAGCAAGTTCAAAGAAGCAGGATGAACTGAGTGTACTTTTACAACGTCTGTCAGATGACAGTGTGGTAGGTACTTTAAGTATTGACAAACCACAAGAACGTGCTATGTTAAAGCAAGCAGTTGATTTAATCAATAAATTGATGCCTAAGTTAACTGCAAATGCAAAAGAAAGTACACATGTTGAAACTAATACTATTGAACACACAATGGAGAGTAAATTATCTAATTACGATTTTAATAAACTTTTCAGTTGACAAGTTAAGTTTTAACACATATACTAATGACTATATAAGTAGTCATGAGGCATACTTAGGCAAAAACACATAGGCAAAATTTAGGAGAAATACTATGGCAACATTGGCAGAAATTCGTGCAAAATTGCAAGAGCAAGAAAATCGTGGACCAGGTGGTTCATCAAATACAGGTGGCGACAACGCTATCTTCCCTTTTTGGAATATCCCAGAAAATTCAACAAGTGTACTACGCTTTTTACCAGATGGTGATTCAAGCAACACTTACTTTTGGCGTGAACGCCAAATGATTCGATTAGAGTTTGCTGGCATAAAAGGTGACCCAAATAGTCGAAAAGTTACGGTAAACGTTCCATGTAATGAAATGTGGGGACCAACAGGATCATGTCCTGTACTAGCTGAGGTACGTCCTTGGTTTAAAGATCCTGCACTAGAAGATATGGGTCGTAAATATTGGAAAAAACGTTCATACGTTTTCCAAGGTTTTGTAGCTGAAAGCAGTCTACAAGAAGATACTACACCTGAGAATCCAATTCGTAGATTTATTATTAACCCAAGCATCTTTAATATTATTAAAGGCGCATTAATGGATAGTGATTTCGTTGAACTTCCAACGGATATTGAGCAAGGAACTGATTTTCGTCTTACTAAGACAACTAAAGGTCAGTATGCAGACTATTCAACATCTAGCTGGGCACGAAGAGAACGCAGTTTAGATAGTAACGAGAGATCAGCTATTGATACACACGGCTTGTTTACTCTCAATGATTATCTTCCAAAGCAACCAAACGAAGAAGAACTTGGTGTTATTGGTAAAATGTTTGAAGCCAGTGTAGATGGTCAAATGTATGATCCAGAGCTTTGGGGGAATTATTATCGCCCTGCTGGTGTACAAATTGACACTAGTAATAGTGCGCCAAAAGGCGGCGGAACGGTGACTAATGTAGCACCTACTCCGGCACCTACTCCGGCCCCAACTGCACCAGTGGCAGAAACTCCGGCACCAACACCCGCTCCGGTTACTCCACCTGCACAACAGGAAAAAGTAGCTGAAGCAGTAGCGGCAACGGCTCCAGCTGAAGGCGGAGCAAAGCCAAGTGCCCAGGACATTTTGGCGGCGATAAGAAATCGTAGCAACTAATCATTAAAACAATAGTAGGCGGCGTGTAGTCGCCTACTCTGGCTTTATGGAGAAATTAATGGCAAAACCTTTTGACGTAAGTAAATTCCGCAAAAGCATTACAAAGAGTGTACCTGGACTCAGTAGCGGATTTAGAGATCCTGACACATGGATTTCAACAGGTAACTATACACTAAACAAACTTATCAGTGGTGATTTTAACAAGGGCGTTCCTCTTGGTAAAGTAACAGTATTTGCAGGAGAATCAGGTGCAGGTAAAAGTTTTATCTGTGCTGGTAATTTAATTAGAGAAGCACAAAAGCAAGATATTTTTGTTATTCTAATTGACAGTGAAAATGCACTAGACGAAGCATGGCTAAAAGCACTTGATGTTGATACAAATGAAGATAAGTTAATGAAACTCAACGTAGCAATGATTGATGATGTTGCTAAAGTTATCAGTGACTTTACAAAAGAATACAAAAGTTTGTATGCTGATAAAGAGGAAGAAGACAGACCTAAAGTATTATTTGTAATTGATAGCTTGGGTATGATGCTTACTCCTACAGACGTTGATCAATTTACCAAAGGTGAAATGAAAGGTGACTTAGGTCGTAAACCTAAGGCATTGACAGCATTGGTAAGAAATTGTGTCAATATGTTTGGTGATTATAATATTGGACTAGTAGCAACTAATCATACATATGCTTCGCAAGATATGTTTGATCCAGATGATAAAATATCAGGTGGACAAGGCTTTATCTATGCTTCAAGTATTGTTGTTGCTATGCGAAAACTAAAACTAAAAGAAGACGAAGACGGTAACAAAGTTACTGATGTACGTGGTATTAGGGCGGCGTGTAAAGTTATGAAGACACGTTTTGCTAAACCTTTTGAAAGTGTACAGATTAAGATTCCTTATGAAACAGGTATGAATCCGTACAGTGGATTTGTAGATTTATGTGAAAAAATTGAATTACTAAAGAAAACAGGTAATAGATTAGAGTATACAAGTCCAGTTACTGGTGAAGTACTAACACAATTTAGGAAAGCATGGGAATCTAATACAGATGGTTGTTTGGATTTGATAATGACAGAATGGGGTAAAAAAGACCTACCTGAACTAAATATCCAAGAACCAGAAGTATTACTTGAGGAAGAACCTGTACATGAAGATGGATGACGATGAGATAGCTACATATGTTGATATGTGGCTATCAATCAAACCTTACATAAATCCCAAAGATAAGGAGATTGCATGTGAGAAGTTTCTAGCTATCATCGACGAAAACGTTTGCGATTTAGCAGAAGTTTGCGATGAATGGTTTGGACACGATTCAACTCTTGACAGAGTGCTGAGAGATGTTTATTATGAAGATGAATATGATAACATTGATGAAGACTCTGATGAATATGATGATTGGTAAATGACCTGGTATAGCAAAGTACGGCAGGATATAGCTAATATAGTTCCTGCAATTGAACATTTTGAAACTCAACTAAATGAAGCAAGATTAGATTGTGGACTCAAAGGCAATGTAGAAAAACATTCACGTGACATGCCTGGTATAGTTGAATATCGTTTTAATGAGTTGCAAGAATTAGAAGCTATACTTGAGTATCTTAATATTGAAATGCGTAAAATACGCAATAAACATTATCGAAAATATTTAGAAGGATATAACAAAGCACTTAGTTCTAGAGATGCAGAAAAATATGCAGACGGAGAACAAGAAGTAATTGACCAACAACATATCATAAATGAATTTGCACTCATAAGAAACAAGTACCTCGGACTAGTAAAAGCCTTAGACGCCAAGCAATTTCAGATAAACAATATAGTAAAGCTCAGAGCGGCTGGTTTAGAGGATGTAAGTTTATGATAGTTACAATAGGCAGTGACCATGGAGGTTATAAAACAAAAGAAGCAATCAGTGATTGGTTGTTAGAACAAGGACATGTAGTCAGAGATTGGGGGTGCGACAGTGAAGACAGTTGTGATTATCCAGACTTTGCTAAAGGTGTATGTGAACTAGTTGCAGATGGCGGTGCAAATTTTGGTATCCTAATTTGTGGTACAGGAATTGGTATGAGTATGACTGCAAATAGAAATCCAAAAATTCGTGCAGGACTTTGTAAAGATACTCAAACGGCAATGCTTACAAGACAACACAATGACGCCAATGTATTATGTTTAGGTGCTAGGGTAACTGATCCAGATTGGATATATGAAATAGTAAAAACTTTTCTAACAACAGAGTTTGAAGGCGGAAGACACAAAAAAAGATTAGAAAAAATCTAAAAAAAGACGTCAAAAAGGTTGACAATAAGACGTCATGGTGCTATAGTATATGTATAGTTAGAAAAAGGAGTGAGAAACAAATGGCATTTATTAACGCAGAAGATGTAAAATCAATCAGAGATGAACTTAAAGCTACGTTTCCAAAGTTTAAATTTGGTGTTAGAAAAAGAGATTATTCAGCAGTAGATGTTACTATTAAAAGTGGACCTACAGATTTTAGTGATTGTTTTAGAGCTGGCGATGATGGCCATGCACAAATTAATCAGTTTCATACACATATGTATGGTGAACACAAAAACTTTTTTGATGCAGTTCACACGATTATTAAAACTGCTCCTATCAAAGGAGAAGGTTATCACAAGAACAAAGGTTGGTATGATAACTCAGATGCAATGACTGATTATTTTGATACAGCCTACTACATAAGCATGAACGTTGGTAGCTGGAATACACCTTACGTTCAGAAGTAATTACTTGGTACCTACACAGTGGCGGTCCGTGCGACCACATAAGGGTAGGCTAAGTTACTAGATTAAAACAGTTGCATGCCAGGATCTAGAAGCCAACTTAAATAACTAGGAGGACTAAACCTCCTAGTTTCATATTAAAAGGAAATTTTATGGATATAAATGAACTGTTAACAATCACATGTATTATTGTAGTTAGTTTTAGTACTGGTTATTTACTTTGTGATTTACACCATTTTAAAAGGTATATTAAAGAAAGGTGTATTAAATGAACTGTTGGCATTGTGGCACTGAACTAATTTGGGGAGGCGACCACGACGTGGAAGACAGCGAGGATTATGATATCGTTTCGAATCTTTCCTGTCCTAGATGTAATTCATATGTTGAAGTTTATCATGCAATAAATGATAACTCAGACTATGATGATTTAACAAAAGCATAAAGGAGGAACTCCACCCTTAGCTCAGTTGGATTAGAGCAACGGTCTTCTAAACCGTAGGTCACAGGTTCGAGTCCTGTAGGGTGGGCCAATTTAGTATGGCAATAAACATCAAACGTATAATTAAAACTTGTACTTGGCAAGCATTAGGTACGGTATGGTTTATGACCTATGCGGTAATTACTGGTGGAGATCTTTGGTACACGTTTGGATTGGCTGTAACAAGTATACCTGCAGGTAGTGTGATGTTTTATTGTCATGAATGGTTATGGGATAAGATGAACAGGAAAATGGATAAAGAAAATAAAATAAATATCGTTAGCAAGTAGCTATGATATGGAGCCGGCATAGCTCAGTTGGTAGAGCAGTTGATTTGTAATCATCAGGTCCCGAGTTCGAATCTTGGTGCCGGCACCATTTAACAAGGAAGAAGTATGAAAGCAGGAGACGCAATCATTCTAGCCGCTAGAAAGCAAGCAGAAGGTGAATTGGCTGTACATCAAGCAAACATTGAAGTTTACAAAACAATGCCAGCAGGTATTGGTGAACACTCCGATGTTACTGAAGCAGTTATAGCCGAACTTGATAAAATGGCGGCGGCTAGTGATCGTTTAGAAATGTTAGACAAATATTTCAGCTAATACTTAGAAAGGGTAAAAAAGTGGATTATTACAATCGTTTTGAAAAAGAAAATAAACTAGCAATTATTACATTTGTTGATGATGAATTTTTGTCATGTAGTTTTTTTGAAAATGAAAAAATAGTAGGTAGAATCGACTATCCTGATAAGAGCAGAAATTATGTTGTAGATGCCGCCAATAATTGGTGTAACGGTGTTATGACACATGAAACGATCAAAGAGTATACAAGTCAACCAGACTTGTTTAGTTAAAAAAACTAGCTGGATCAAGAGACTCTATTCAGCTTACCCAATCTCCACACAAAAAGGTTGCAAGTAATTCTTACTTGCATTTGCAACAAAAAAAGGTTGACAGTAAGACGTCTTGATGTTATAGTGTATACATAAGCTAAAAAAGAGGACGCAATGATATCAACCTTTAAAAATATATTCTACTACACTTTAGTATTTCCTGTTGTTTTAATGGGCATAGTTGGTCGATTTCTTTGGTTGGTAATGACCTGGATATCAGTTATTTTTATTGTTATGATGCTGATACTTTGGTTACCAGGATTAATTTAGATTGACACATATATAAGATATGTTACTATTAATTGTAAGTTAAACAGAGGATAAGAAAATGGCACGTCAAAAAGCACAATACAATACACGGCAGGTATTAGAGCTTGCTATTGAAGTTGATAAAGCACAAGGCTTTATTAAAAGTGGCTATGGTTATTTTGACCGAGAATCAGATAAACGTGTTGATGACAATAAAACTACAATTCTTAATATGATTGAAGGCACCACTGATTTAATGGAAATCGGTGAAGAAAGCAAAGCCCAAGCTGATACTATTGTTGACAGCTTTAAGCAAGAACTGATTGCTAAGAAACTTAGTGCTACTATTAATGATTTTGAGCAAAATGTACTCAACAGTCTTGGTGGCGAAACAGTAGAAAAATTTGGTGTTGCAGTTTTGGCGAGTTTACCAAACAGTTTTCGTGTACTACAGAAACGTCAAGGACTAGACGACTTTTTTGATACACATCGAAAGTCAAGTGTATTTGTTGGTAAAATTGGTGAACGTTTACGATTCCCTTGTTTTATTAAAGATGTTAAGTTTATTGCCAAATACAACATTCATTTGGTGACCTGTTTAACCAAAGAAAATAACATTGTTAAATTCTTCTTTAATCGTGAGCCTGATATTCAAGGCATCATTGAAGGCAAAGATGTGATACTAACTGGTAAAGTTAAGACACATGATATAAGTAAGTTTTCAAATTGTAAGGAAACTGTGTTCAATTATGTGAAAATTGAACAATAAAAAAGGTTGACATATACTGTAATGATGCTATTATGTATATATAAGTTAATGCAAATAGGAGTGAGAAACTATGCAGACAACAGATGTTAAAATCGTAAGCGGTACATACCGTAACATAGAAATAAAGGACGCAGTGTTTCCTTTAGTTAAAGAATACAAAGAAGGTAAAAATGGTAACTTTGTTACTGTCGATGGCAGTGCAGTTACTGGATTCCCTGATCGGTCCATTCGAATCAAAGTGCTGAGCAAGGACGACTTTGAACTGCTAGAAGATGGCGAGAGTGTTGCTTCGGCTGAAACCGCAAAGGTCGAAACAGATGACCAGATCATTGAGCGATTGAGGGAGCGATTTTCGATCCTAGAAGACATGACTTATGCGGCATGTGACGGGGTTGTTCGCGGTATGGTAGTTACTGGACCTCCAGGTGTTGGTAAATCGTTTGGAGTTGAGCAAGTACTAAAAGATGCTGGTATTATGAAGAAACTTAGCCACGATAGCTTGCGAAGGTTTGGAGTTGAAAAAGGTGCGGCGACACCAATTGGACTTTACCAGTTGCTATATGATTACAGTGCGCCAGGTAGTGTGCTAGTGTTAGATGACTGTGATAGTGTACTGTATGATGAGTTGAGTTTGAACTTGCTCAAGGCGGCACTTGATAGTGGTAAGAATAGAACACTAAGCTGGAGGTCAGAATCCAGAGCACTTGCTAACAATGGTGTTCCTGACACATTTGACTTTAAAGGTTCGATCATTTTTATTACCAATGTGAAGTTCGAAAGGACTCGAGGTAAGTTGAAAGATCACTTAGATGCGATTATGTCCAGGTGTCACTATTTGGATCTTACATTGGATACAATGCGAGACAAGTTTCTAAGGTGTAAACAAATCGTTGCTGATGGCATGCTTAATGAATACAAATTTGGTGAAGATGAAACCAAAGACTTAATGGATTACATCTACACTAACAAGAACAAACTAAGGGAGATGAGTTTGAGAATGGTACTCAAAATTGCCGACCTTAAAAAGATGAATGCCACTAAGTGGAAGAGTTATGCAGAGTCCACTTGTATGAAAAGGGCATAAATGAATTTAGGTATCCATTCTCACTTACACAAGGATACCTAAACACTAACTGGTGTACTCCTCTGTCTGCGTCACTCTCACTCACACCAGTTAGGACTTGAGGGCTAGTAAGAAATCTTACTAGTCCTCTTTTTTTATAAGTAATACGAAGGGGTAAAAATGGTTAAACCAAACACAACCTTTAATTTATCAATCAGAGATATTGAAATAATCGAAGAAGCTCTTCGAGCAAAAGCAGGTCGAAGAGGAATGGCTATTGCTCAAGGAGAAACATCAGACAGACTTCGAGAAGAGATGAACGAAATACAAGAAGTATTAGGCAGAATACATGAACAAAAAAACTTTTATGCCAAGTTTAAAGATGGCACAACCTATGTAAGTGGATAAAATATGGATACTAGTGGTTATACCGAATACGGTTATAGAGGATTAGAAGAACTAAAAGCAAAAGACGAAGAAATTGCAAAACTTAAAGAAGAGATTGGTGAACTAAAACATCGACTGCAACTAATGGAAAATCACGCCAACAATCTTCAAGCAAAAGCTAGTTTACCTCGCTATTGACAAATGTAATATTTGAACGTATTATTAATACATGAAAACAAAACTGATTCTCAAAGATGAGGTCAACTGCAAGTTTGAAGGTTTGGCCTTGACTACTCGTCGTAAACTCGAAAAGAAACTTAAATTCTTTTTGCCTTACGCCTATCATGTTCCTGCATACAAGCTAGGAAGATGGGACGGATGTGTAGGATTTTTTACCATGGGAGGCATGACATTTGTAAACTGTTTGCCACATATCCTCCCCGTACTCGAAGAAGAAGGATATCATATTGATATAGAGGACGAGAGAGAATCACATGATTTCAAATTTGATTTGGTAACCGAAGAGTTGTTCCATAGCAGGACTTGGCCCCAAAGACATCCAAGTGCTGGCGAACCTATAGTATTGCGTGACTATCAAGTAGAAGTTATCAATCAGTTCTTGCAAACTCCACATTGTTTGCAGGAGATAGCAACTGGTGCCGGTAAAACACTAATTACTGCGGCATTGAGTTATATGTGTGAACCTTATGGTCGAACAATCGTCATAGTACCTAACAAAGATTTGGTAACGCAAACCGAAGCTGATTATATAAATTTAGGACTTGACGTTGGTGTCTATTTTGGAGATAGAAAAGAATTGGGTAAAACTCATACCATATGTACTTGGCAGAGTTTGAATGTACTAGAAAAAAGATTTAGAGACGGGTTAAGCGACAGCGGGTTACACGATTTTGCAGAGGGTGTTGTATGTGTTATGGTAGATGAAGTACACCAAGCTAAAGCGGATGTACTGAAAAAACTGTTAACAGGTCCATTTGCCAATGTTCCCATTCGTTGGGGGCTAACAGGTACAATACCCAAAGCAGATCATGAACGTTTGAGTTTGGAAATAAGTTTAGGAGAAGTGGTTAATGCACTATCGGCCCATGAACTACAAGACATGGGTGTACTAGCAAACTGTGATGTGAATGTTATTCAGTTGCAGGAAAATGTGACATATAGAGATTATCAAAGTGAACTTACATACTTGACAACAAACAAAGAACGTTTGGATTATATGTCAACTATCATTAAACGTTTTAGCGAAAGTGGGAATACACTGGTACTGGTAGATAGACTTAAAGCTGGTGAAGGACTAGTAGAACGGCTAGGAGAAGATACTGTTTTTGTAAGCGGTAGTATGAAAAGCAAGGATAGAAAGGATGAATACGATGAAGTCAGCGATACAGACAATAAAATTATTGTGGCAACATATGGTGTTGCGTCTGTTGGCATTAATATACCTCGCATTTTTAACCTTGTTCTCGTTGAGCCTGGTAAGTCTTTTGTTCGTGTTATACAGTCTATCGGGCGTGGTATTCGTAAAGCACAAGATAAAGACCATGTACAAATATGGGATATAACATCAAGTGCCAAGTTTAGTAAACGACATTTAACTGAAAGGAAAAAGTTTTATAGAGAAGCAAAATATCCCTTTCATATTGAAAAGGTGGATTATAAATGACTAGAATATTAACGGTTGAAAATCAATCATATGATTTAGATTTTGTTCCAGAAGAAATAGAAGACATAAGATATTGTGTTTTAGATTATAGT